CTCTGTCCAACGTGATAGAGCGGCATGTTACCGGCCAACAATCCCGTCAGGCACAAGTTGGTTTTTAGCGTCATCTATCCTTGTAGCCTCATCGTTCTGTTTCGGTATTAGGCGGAGAATCACCATACCGCCAGTGCCGCCGTATGTATCCTTATCGATCCCGCTTATACAAAAGCCGGTTTTCTCCGCAGCTTCATGCATTACCTGCACAAACTCCATGCTCAATCCTCTTTCATTCATATTCTTGCCTCCAAAAATTTATTTATTCCGCGACGCGGAATTCAGCCGAAACTTCAACATCGAACACGGTCCCCAGCTCGGTAAGGAACTTCGCCGCGTAGTTCCGCATAGCCTGCTGCTCGGGCGTCGTACAGATGGAAAAAAAGCACCAGTCGTACAGCATGTAGCGCAGTAGCCTTTGCCCGTCCTGGCCGGTAAAGACGCGCTGCATCACCGGCTTGATATCGTCCGGCGCCCCGCACATCCCGGCAACGTCGGCTTTGCTTTTTTCAAACAGCCGTAGTTTCCCTATTTTCACGGTTTCCCCCTTTTGCTACCCTTCGTCATGCCACCCGGCATGCGTTCCAAAAAAAGCCTGCTGCCCGGTTTCGTCGAAGCTTACCGGCTCCGGCTCCCCGTCCCGCACCTCCTGCGCCGGCGGCAACGGCCGCCCTTCCGGCACGGACGGGGACTCTTTTGGCGGCGGCGGGTTTTTCGCGGTATCCACCACCAGTTGGTAAGTCGCCGCCTTGCCGGTCAGCTTCCAGAGGCCGTCCTTAATGCCCTCAATTTCAACCAGCGCCCCGTCAATTATTTTCTGCAGGCGCCTTACCCGGTCCTGCAGCGCGTAAAGTGATTCGTATAAATTTTTCCCTTCGTACATCACCGCGCCCCCTGGTTAAAGATCGCTTCCGCCGGGCTGCCCGGCTTCGGCGGCTCGTTGAGCTTGTCGTAGTTTTTGGCGACGTTCTCCCGCTCCTGCTGCGCCTGCGCGGCCCGCTGCTGTTCCGCCATCGCCCGCGCCCGCTGCTCCTTCATCGCCTGCACGTCCTCGTCCTCGCGGATGGCGGTCTCGGGCACGTGCGCGGCCCGGGCCTCGTTCTGCAGCAGCACGTCGAAGTCGAAGCGGTCGAGCGCTTCCAGCGCCGGCGGGTACGCCTGCCCGAGCTGCGCGATGGGCATGGCCGTCTCGAGAAACTGCCGCGTCCCCTGGTAGCGCAATGCCGACTGCTGTATCTGGGACAGGACCGAAGCAAACACAAACTGCATGCGGTTTCCGTCCTGCCCGTAGGGGCGCCTGAGCGCGGGCGGGATATCCGCCAGCCGCCCCTGCACGCTCATGATGTCGTAGGTGCGCTGCACTACCGTGTACAGCGCCGCCTTGAGGTTGACGATCATGTTGGTCATCACCGCGGCCTTCTCGCTCTTGAGCGCCTGCACCGCGGTCGCCGTCATCTGGGAAAGATTCTCGCGCTGCAGCATCAGGAAGAAATCGACGTAAAACCAGTCCTTGATGTTGTCCGCCTGCTGCTGGGTAATCTCCAAAGTAATGGGGTAGTTGTTGCCCATGTTAATGCCTGATGGAACCGTCTTGTCCTCGGGGCCGTAATAAACGACAGCACCCGGGCGTATATAATTGTCCTCGCCAAAAAGTTCCATTGCTTTTTTCATGCTCTCCGGAACGGCGACCGGCTGCTTTGCGGCCATTTGCGCGAGGGTCAGCCGGGAGTCCTCGGTTTTGTTCAGCAGCTTAACGTCGTTCAGCGCTTTTATAGCCGGGCTTATCGGGTATTTTTTCCCGCCGATTCTGTCCCATGCAAAGATCGCGTAGGGGAAGCTGCGGTAACCGGTTTCCTGGATAATGTGTTTGTTTTTCACGTCGACAAAAAAACTGGCGAACGGCATCTCGACATTCCGCGCCGATACGCCGCGGCTGTTTTTCCGGCGGAACACCGCGTGCAGTATTTCAATCTCCTGCGACCGCCGGCTGCCGTTGTCCTCCGCGTTCCACTGCTCCCGTATGGAACGGTGCATTTTCTCCAGCCCGAACCGGCTGACGGCGTTTTCCACGGTCATGAACAGCCGGCGGAAAACGGTTTCGTATTTGTTGTATTCGTTGGTGTCAAGGTAGGCTTCCGGGACGCTGATGTGCTGGAAGCGCACCTGCTGGTTGACCAGGTCCTCGTCAACGTGCACAATGCCGAAGCCGAACACGGTCGCCTGATCGATGGCGATTTTCATTTCGGTATAAAAGTTGCTGTTGTCAAGTTCGGTATACTCCGCCAGCTCCACCGCTTCCAGCCAGTCCTTGACCCCGTAGCCCTTGAGCGCGTCCTCGTCGGCCAGGCCCAGCTTGAGCCATTCGATGCTGGGGTTGACCGCGTAGCCGCACAGGCCGTTGACGAGCGTTTCCTGGTAATTGGACGGACGGTTGGCGATCCGTTTGGGCGTCTGGTAACCCTCGGCGGCGCCGCCCTCGCGCACGTTAAACGAAAGTTCAACGCTGGAAACCAGCAGCTGCGCTTCCTTCCACGTCGGTTCAAACTTCGCCCGTTCCGCTTTCAGCCGGTCGAGCTCCCGACAGAGCTTCTCTACTTTTTTCTCGTCGGATAAATTCTTGTCGAGTATCATCACCCCTCCTTGTTAAAACGGCATATCAAGATAGTCGTAATCGACATCGTCGCCGCTTTCGATATATTCCAGTGCGGTATCGCACGGTGTTCCGGTTTCGCCCTCATCGCATTCGCCGCCGTCAAGCCCGCACCGGTAAATGCCGTCTCCCATCAACTCAGCGTAAGGGCACATTCGTTCCTCTCCTTTTCCAGCTTCGCCAGTTCTTTTCTAAACGCGGCTTTAAGTACATGCCCCATCACGATACGGTCGGTTTTGTAAATTTTTCCGGCAATCAATATCCGCATTTCGAACTGACCGCCGTACTGCGGATAGCCAACCGCGTAAACAATGCAGTTGTCGTAAGGGCCTTCGTCGTTTTTCAACCAGACGTTGTCGGCCAGGCCGAGCGGCTTTCTTACGCCGTTGCCCTCGATAAAACGTAAATCGCCGAAATGGCACAAAGTCTCCATCGCCTCCCTTTCGGAAAAATTCTCTTTTACCCATTGCGTCATTTGGTCCATAGTCATCGTCTTCCCCCTTACCAGTTATCCAGCGGGCTGTACCCGTCCGATCCGCCCGCGCCCCGCCGCGGCGGCGGGTACTGCGGGTTGTTGAGGAACCGCTCCGGATGGGCCGCGTACTGGCTCATCAGGCCGTATCTCACCGCGTCGTACAGGTGGTCCTCCATCTTGCTGTCAACGTCCTCCGGATTATTGGGATCCGGCAGCAGCACCGGCAGCGTCCGTATCGTCTGGTAGCAGGTATCGAATACCTGGAACATCGGAAATCCGTGTTCGTCGTTTTGCATCATGTAATTGTGGACCACCTGCAAACCCGGTATGCGGTCGTTGTTCGCCTTGATACACCTGAACCCGGCGTCCTGGAACGCCTGTATCGGCGCGGGGGAATAGTCGTTCTTGTTCCAGCAGGCCGGATCGGCTACCAGCTCCGTAACGCCCTCCTTTACCGCGTCGGCCCACGCCTTCGCCGCGACGTCGATGCTGCTCTCCCTCGTCCCCACGTTGACCTGCCCCCGCTGGCAGCCGTATTTTTCCCCGTACTGGATCACCTTGCCGTCGTAGTTCACCGCCATTTTCACCAGCGCGTAGGGCGCGGCGAATCCCCAGTCCAGCACATAGAACCGCCGCCATCCGTCCTGCGCCAGGGCGGACGGTTGAACGACGTGCTTTTCGCGCCGCCATTCCGCGAACACCTGCCCGCCGAACACGTCCCAGTCGCCGTTGTACAGCGCCCGCCGCAAATGCTTGGGCAGGCCCAGAAGGAAAGTTTTATACTGCGGGTTTTTATCCAGCAGTTTCGGGTTGTCCTCCAGTTTCGACGGGATGAAACAGCGCGATATGTACACCCATGTTTTGGCGTCCTCGTCGTACGCCACCGGGATAACGTATTTAACATTGGGCTTAAACCCGTCAATGAACATATTTTTTATCCAGGTATGGCCCAGCCCGCCGGGGTTGCCCGTGCCCAGCATCTGGCAGGGCACGCCGGCGGGGCTGCGGCACCGGCTCGTCATGTACGTCCAGCAGTAATCCGTAGCCCAGTTGCCCAGCTCGTCAAAGATAATAAGGGTAAACTGCTGGCCCTGGTACTTCTCCACGTCCTTGTCTTTATCCAGGTTGGACAGCCATACCTCCGCGCCGTTGGGAAAACGGAAAACGTGATCGGTCTGGTGGTATTTCGCGCCCATCGGCTTATACAGTTCTTTGCCCCTTTTGATAAGTTCTTTCAGCTGGGGGAACGTTTTGCGGAAAATAATGCCCTGCCAGGCTTTGCCCCATTCCAGCACGCCGCGAATATTTAAGGCGAGGGATACGTCGGTCTTGCCGCCGCCGGCGGCGCCGCCGTAAAAAATCTGATCCGCGTCGCAGCGCATGGCGAACGCCTGTTTCGACTGCGGTTCCCAGAGAACGCTCATATTTACACCTCCATCGAAAGATCCACGGAGTCCGCGGACCTCGGCCCGGTAAGCAGATCCACAACGCTGGGCGGCTGCCCGCGTTCCACGGCTGCCTCCACTGCCTTTGTCACCGCCGCCCGTGTCCGCGCCCTTTCCAGTACCTGCTTTATGTTTTTTCGCGCCGGTTTTCCCGCCGCGGCCTTTGCTGCCCTTGCCGGCTGCTTTTTAGCGACCGGCTTCTTCGCCGGTTTTTTCTTTGCCGTTTCTGGCGCGGTCGTTTTCTTTGCTTTCTTAGGCGCGGCTGTTTTCTTTCCCGGCCCCGCCTTGCCCAGTTTGACGCAGGCGCTGCACAGATCGTCCTCAACCCAGTAACAGCGTTCGCCGGTCTCCTCGATGCAGTTGCTGCAATCGTCGTCGGTACACCCGCACACCCGGCATTGCCGGACGCCGGCCTTCTTTTTCGCCGGCTTCTTTGCGCCTTTCTCCTTGGCAGCCTCCGGCTTGGGCATCGCCGCCCGCAGCTCCTCGCGGTACATCTCCCTGAGCTGGGGCGCCGACACTCCCGCCCATTTGGTAAAGTCGTTTTCTTTCCCCGCGGCGACAACGTCGATATCCGGCATCTCAAATCTGCCGGAGATAGTACCGGCATACATCGCGGCAAACAGTTTAGGCCACGACAATTTTCTTAACGCTTTAACCGACGCTTCCCCGGCAAACAGTTTGGCGGCGTCATGGCTAAAATCTCCCTCATCCAGCCATTTCTCCAAAAACCGGTCGATGTCTTTTTCTTCACCGGCGCCGTCAGCTTTAATTTTTAGCAGCCGGTCAAGAACCTTCCCCTGTACTTTGTCCTCAATCTTTGACGCTTTGTTGCCTGCCTGATAAGCATCTTTGCACCCTTTCCCCAGCGAGGCCGCCGTTTGTTTGGCTTCCTCTTTGGGCAACTCCAGCAGCTTCATAAACGGCGCGAATTCTTTTTCTATCGCAGTTCCCCCTGCCGCTTTTTGTTTCCTGTCTTTCTTCTCCGCCTCTTTCCAGTACCGGGGAAACACCGACAGTTTTCCGGCACCCGAGTCCAGATCAATCTCGTAGCAGGGCTGGGCGCCGGCGCCGGCTTTGTCACTAATACGGTCGTCACGGTCGTCAAAGTAGCCGATTGATTTTACGTCGTAGCTGGGCGCCGCGCCGTTAGCTGCCCTTTCCTTAACGTCAAGGGTTACGTTATTACCCAATATTTTTTTTAACGTACTGTTAGAGGTGGCGATAAGAACGGCCCCCATTTTGTGATCCTTATGCTTCTTCGCGTCGATACTGTTAATTCGCCGCGCCAGCAGTTCGCGCCATTTTTCCTTGTAGCAATCGTTGTCAAGACAGTTGTCTCCCGAGACCGCCAGTTCCGGAAACAGCGTTTTGTCGGAATAGAACGTCCTCTTTTTGCAATTTTTGCAAGCGTCGCCGGCGACGCACTTGTACAGCCTGTTGTTGTAAATTTCACCGACGAAATCTTCGACGTCATCATCGTCAAATTCGGAATTTCCCCAACCCTTGATTCTCTTTTTGCATTTGGCGACAAAAGCCTCCTGCTGTTTCGCGTCCAGGCTTTTGAGCATCGCCGCGGCATGGAGCGATATCTTCCCGTCCCTGAAAAGCTGCTTGACGCCGTCGCTCAAATCCAGCAGCTGCACCCGCTGCCAGATCGCCGCCTTGCTGCGGTCGTACCGCTTCGTCAGGCTTTCAACCGATTCCCCGCGCTCAATAAGCCTGCGGAAAATCTCCGCCTCGTCCAGCGGGTGCATTGCCAGCCGGTTGACGTTCTCGCTGGCGGCGACGGCGTCGGCAAGCCCTTCCTCGCCTTCCTCAAAAACACGCGACGGAATTTCCGTCCAGCCCAGCAGGTTCGCCGCCGCGTACCTCCGCCTCCCCGCGACCACTTTGTAATAAACGTTGTCACCATCCGCCGACGTTTCCTTGGGATAGGCCGGATCGCCCGCTTTCAATCGTTTAAGCGTAATAGAGTTAATCAGCCCTACCGCCGCCATGTCGTCCGCCAGCAAACGGATATCGCCTTCGCCCCCGTTCTGCCGGTTTGACTCCGCGATGATGTTTTCCACCGCAACCATCATTTCTTTCATACCGATACCTCCGTCAAAAAATTTATGATTGACCCCTGCTTTAAGAGGCGTAATCCCGTATCATACCGCCGCCTTGTCCAGCCCCGCCTCGGCAAGCTGCTCCGGCGTCGGCTCCAGCTTCTCCGAGGGAAAGTTCTTATCCCGGTACACCAACTGCACCACCGGAATCTCCCCGCCGGCGCCTTTTACGGCGGCCTCGTCTTTGTCGCTCCATCCCAGCTTCACCTTGACCATGCGCAGCAGCAGGCCCGGCTGGCAGTCGACTTTCTTTGCCATGGCAAGCCGGTAAAAATTCTGGAGCCACGCGCTGTAATTTTCGCTCGCCACTTCCCGCGCCTGCTTAAAACGATCATGGTGTTCCGTCCAATAGGTTATGGTCGATTGCGCTATCCCGACCGCCGCGGCAAATTCCGATTCCGATTTGCCTTCCGACGCCATTTCAACGAGCAGTTCGCAGTATCCCGGCTGGTACTTGACCGTCTTTCTCCCGGCGTTTTTAGGGTTCAGCTGCCGCCGCAGCTCGTCCGGCAGTTCGTTGGCGTACTTGTCCAGGTCAAGCTGGTAACTGTTCGCGATGTTCCTGGCCTTTTGAATCAGCTCTTTTTTCTTTTGTTGTTCTTCCCGGCGTATGTCCATGCTGCACGACAGGCAGTACCGCGCGTCAGCCCAGTAACCCTGGTCGTAATATTCCTGTTTGCAATGTTCGCACTTCAACGGCATAAGCAGTTTCTGCATGCTATCCACCCCCTCCGTCCAGCTTCGCGATCCGCTTTACTATGTCGGACAGGCGCCGCTGCAGTGTCGCGATCGTGTTATTGATACGTTTCTGCTCCTTAACCAGCGTTTCCATTTCGTCCGCTTCCGGCTTCGGACCCGCCGCCGCCTGTTTCGCCTGGGCGATGCTCTTGCCGTCGGCCGCCGCCCGCATCGCGGCGTCCCGCCGTTCCCCGCTTTTCGCCGCGGCAATCGTCTCCTGCATCTCAAACCCGGTTCCCGCCGGCAGCTCCGGCAGCGCCGCGATCTTCTGCAGCTTCCTTTCCATGCGGTCGGACAGTTTCACCTTGCGTTTTAACACGTCGTCGTAACGCACGCCCTTGCGCTGGCAGACCCCGTGGAGTTTGTTTAACGTCAACGCCAGCTTCCGCTGGAGCGCGGCGATCTCGGCGCTTATCCGCGCGGCCTCGTCAACCAGCGCCTTAATCTCCGGCACGGCGTCGTACCGGTACAGGCCCGCCTCTTCCGCCTTTTCTACCAGGCCGTCGAGTAGCGACCAGAATAATTTGGTGTGTTGCTGGTCGCCGGTTTCCCCGCAATGTTCGGTATACTGTATGTGGTGAGCCAGCTCGTGTATCGCCGTATAAAACAGCAGGTTGCCGCCCGCTTCGCCTTCCTCGAAATTGCGGTTGTTGATAACGATTTCGCAGGTGGCGGGGAAGTATTTGCCGTTCACCCGGTTGTTTTTCTTCCCGCTAAAAGACAGCGAAAACTTTTCTTTGCACTTGTGGAGCGTCAAAAGGTTTTTATAGGCCTGCTCTTGAGTCACTGCGGCCTCCAGTCCTTCGGGGGCTTACCGAAGGGGGTGCAGGCACAGACAGCTACGTATCTATCCTGGATGTCTTCGCAGTAGCCTGATCTTATACGCAAGAATTCCGCATACGACATTGCTTTCCAATCTTTCCATATCAATCCGTCATATTTGCCTGTTTCCTCGTTGTAATTGTTGTTATGGCTAAAATACACCGCGTCATCACCTTGATACTCCCTGCCGTACTCCTCTTCAAGCTCTGTTGGTGTTGGCCATTTGCGGTGACGGTTACGGCAAGCGGAATAACATGGGCGACTACCGCAGCACTGGTTATTACTGGTAGAATCATCCACGAAACAAGCAGAAACGCAATAAAAATTATCGTCAATGTCCATCGTGAACATACTCATCTCCGGTCCCTCCGTTCAAAAAAATCGTAAGCGTTCATCGCGAACGTCTGCAGCTCCTTCTCGTACGACTCAAATACCGCCGCCACTTCCTCCCGGCTGTACCCGCAGGCCTTCATGCTCGCGACCGCGCTGCCCATGTTCGCGTGCTTCCACCCGTCGCTCTGATCCCCGCCGATGAACCGCCGCGCCGCTTCGTTGGGTATCTTCCTCCCCCGGTCCCGGTTCCGGTACGCCGCGGCCTGCGCCCGCCGGCGCGCCCGTTCTATTTCGTCAGCCTCGTCAGCCTTCGCCCTCCGGTACGCTTCCCGCCATCCGGAGTCCGCGCGCACGTTCTGAAAGTACAGCAGCTTTTGCTCCACCGGCTTCCAACCCGTCTTCTCGTCCTTCCTTATGGCGAACGGCGAGCGGGTCGTCCGCGACGGATGCCCGCAGCGGTTGTCAACCACCTCCTGCCATTTGGGGTCTATCCGCATCGGCAGGCGTAAGTCGTGGAACCGCATGTCGTTAAAATATTTGCAGGCCATAAACCGCCAGGCGTACTTGTACGTTTCGTCGTCGGGGGATGCCTCCGGCTCGTCCGCTTCCTCGATAACGCAGTGCAGGCTCTTGTGTCCGGAGAACACCACCCGCTGGACAACCCCCCGCCGCAGCAGCGGCTCCAACAGTTTCCGCTGATCCTCTAACGTTAAGCCGTCTATTTCGTACAAAAACCGCCGCCGGCTTAACACGTTCCTGTCAAAAACGTTTTTCGGCGCGGACCATTTCCGCAGCTTCTCGTCATAGTGCGGCTCCGGGAGCTGTATCGTATCGTTAATCGGGTTCACCGTTTCAAACGGCATGTCCCGGTAGTGGCGGAACGCGCTCTCGAACGTGCCCGGCGTCTGCGTCATCGGGTTCGCCGCGGCCCACGTCCGGTAGCGCGTCACCATGCGCCGCTCTATCTCCGCGGCGTCTTCCGCGTCGGGCGTCCACGCGAGGTCGGCCCCGGCGGCCCAGTCATAGCCGCCGCCGGCAAGAGCGCGGGCCATCGCCTGGCGCCTGCTTTCAGCTACCACTACCGGCATCTTTTACCACCTTCCATACGCTTTGCCGTTTGTTGTCTTCGTCGTGCTCGTAATGACAGCCGCCCGGCAGCTTCACCATCCGCAGCGTCTTTAGTTTTTGCGCCGCTTTCCCAATCTTCTCTGACTGAGTATCTTCCTCTTTCACATACCCGGCTTTAACCATGAACGGGAGAATATCCTTGAGCTGCTTCCATTCGTCCCCGTACGTACCGAACCACGCCTCCGCCATATCCGCCGCCTGTTCCAGCTTGGGATCGACTTCCCGGATCTGTTTGACGGTGTCGTCAAGAAATCCTTTAATCCCGACGGATTGCAGTTGCCCGCCTATGGTGACGCTCCACTCGATATATCCGTCCATGCGCCGGTCCGTGTACGGTTCGCGCCCCGCGTTTTTGTCCCAGTGGTTGATTATCGTAAACAGCGACCGCAGCACTTTCGGCCCTATTTCCTTCGCGTATATTTCCGGCATGGTGTGTACAAATTTCTTGCCGTCCGCCGGCTTCAAAATATCCAGCAGGTACACGCGGTTCCGTATGTCCGGCGACATCGCGGGGTTGTTCGCCGTCATGACAAAAGGCATCCCCGAATACACCGTCGCTATCGCGTTCATCCCCAGCAGCCGCTTGTCGACGTACTTGGAAGTCAATGCCATATTCAAAAATGAGGACTGCACCTTCGAATCAACATCGTCCATGAAAATGTAGTTCTTCCCCTTCATCAGTTGTGACAGCAGTTCCTTCTCGAACTCGGCCGTTTCCCGGAAGTTGGGGGATATCGGGCTGGGACTTTCTCCCGTTAGCGCCGCTATCATCATCTTTACCAATAAGCTTTTGCCGCTCTGGCTCTCCGCGGCGCGGACTTCCAGCATCGGGACGGACCCCTCGATAATTTCCCGGCAAACCATCGTTAGCATAAACGCTATAGCCGACGCCCTGGCGCTTGCGGTAGCGAACGTAAAGTCGCATAAAAAATCGTCTATGCACTCAAGCGCATCGGTAACATCCGCATCGGTAGGCTTCTGGTTCTCTATCCCCGCCAGTTCTTGCCTTACCCGATCCGACACGGCGAAAAAATACTGCGACGTCGGATCGTAGCCGTCGGCGAGGTGTATTCTCGGTATATCAACCATCACTCCGTTCACATCAACCTTCTTCCATGACAACCCGTTCCGCATTACAAACGCCCCGCGCTTGTTGATAATCGGGTGCGACAATACCCCCCGGAGCTTCCACAACCCGTTGTCCGGCCATTGCAGACCGAATATCGTGTTGATAAGCCGGTGATGAACGTCCCCTACCACCGTTGTCAGCCGACTTACCGTGTTTCCAAATTCGTCTTTCATCACCTTTCCATTTTTGGGATCAATCTGACTTTCCGACTTTTGCACCAAGTACTCCGTAGTAAGATGTATCTCCGCCAGCAGATTGTCCTTGCCCATCGGCTGGGCGCGTATCCCCAGCTCGTCGTATTTCAGCCGCGACATAACGCCGCCATGGTCGACTATCGGGCTGCCCATCTTGAGCATTCCGGAGATAATCTCCCGCGCCGCAACTTCCCGGTCCGGAAACTTCCAGCTATGGAACTGTACTTTCTTCCCCTGCTTTTTCTCCGCCATCGTATCTGCAGATCCCCCTCCCTAAAAGGACAAATCCAAACCTCAGATCCCCCTCCCTAAAAGGACAAATCCAAACCTCCCATCTGAAATAAAATATCCCGGCGGAACCGCTCCCGGTTCCGGTACCCGCATGCCGCGTACCGCAGCCGCTGGATGCAGCTGTTGCGCGCCTCCGCGGCCGCGTTGTTCGCCCGCAGCATAATCGCGTTGAGTATCCCCCGCAGGTGACGTTTAATTGTTTTGAAAAGTTTTTTAAGCTCCGCTATCCGGCTGTGCGACAGCCGCCAGAGCAGTTGTTTCCATGCTTTTTCCGCGGTACCCTCACGGGAATAATGCCACATCATCCCCGCCCGCTCTTTCAGCCGCCAGGCTTTTGCCGTATCCAGTTCGCTCGCGGCAAGCGGCATAAACCTCCGCCGCCGGCCCGCGCGGTTATCCGTCCGTTCGTTGTTCCGCAGCCACTCAAACCGCGTTTTAACAAGCGGGTTCACTCCCATGCGCCGGTCCAGCTTCGCCGATTCGCGCCGCCGCACCGCGTCCACCGCGGCGGTAAACAGCCGCGCCACATGGAACCGGTCGAAGCAGATAAGTTCGTCGGCGTTGGGGAAGAAATCCCGCACCGCCTTGATGTACGGCCTCGCCATGTCCATCGAGATACTCCGCAGCTCGGAAAAATCGAATAGCTGCTGCGTCTCGAACCAGCCCCTGACCAGCTCCGCGTCCCGCCCGTCCAGCACGTCCAGCACGACGCCCCGGTCCGTGTCGGTGATTACCGTCACGCAGTCGTGCCCCCGCCAGCTCTTCTCGTCCATCCCGATGCGGCGGACCTTCATTTTCTTTTTCTTCGCCTGCCGTATCTGCCGGGCGCGGCCCCGCTCGAACGACCGCTCGATTATCCCCGATACGACATGCCAGTTCAGCCCCAGGTCGTTCGCCACTTTTTGTATGGGCGTCCTACTGCACAATTCAAGCACCCGGCGTTCGAAGGCTTTGGTAAACCGGGAACTCGCCGCGGCGAACGGCGGCACTACCGTCTGTGTCCCGCACTGGGCGCAATCCACCCGCGGATACCTTACCTCCAGCCATGTCTGGTACTCGCAGGTGTCCAAATGCCGGACCGTCCTCTCCCGCATATCGTGGATTGTTGCCGCCAGCCCGCATTCCGGACAGCGGTAAGCATTCAGGACATAAGCGATTTTTACCGTAACCCTAAGGTTTTCATTGTCCTGCTCGACGCCGGTGACCTTCCAGCTTTCCCCGTCCAGCCCCAGAAGGTTCTCGTAAAATTGTTTCATCATGTTTGTTCTCCTCTGGGTGTATTTTCGGATTGAGGAGAATTGATTTGATTGTTTTTGAAGTCTTTGATGTTTTTTAGCGCCGTAGCTTCGTCGTCTTTATAAGCGGGCGGCGTATAACCGGTATAGCTTATTTTGTAATTTTTGGCCTGCTCCAGGAGAAATGTATAAAATGCCCAGGCTTCCTCATCCCAGCCGTCGGCTGCTACAAGTTTTTCGGTGACGTATTTGCTTAGGCGGTCTCTGGCAATGGCCGCCGCCGTGAATAATGGGGTATTTTCCACGTAAAACTCTCCGCATTTTTACCCCCAAAATTTGCGAAGAGCCTTTTTTTTATGCATAAATAACTCCTTGTGGAGCCAAAATAGCATAGTTTTTCCTGAAAAGCAATGGGAGATCTATTACCAGTGTGTGTACTCAAAAATGACAACCTGACCATCTGGCCACCTTGCTTTATGCAGGTGGTCAGACAAACGGTCAGGTTAATCGTTTACTGGATTTTGGCGCTTACCATACCAAGATCGTTGATGTTATCAATGCCGGTGTAATGAGATTCAATGATAAGCTTTATTCCCGTGGTTATAGCTTGAAAATCAGAATAATCTGTAAGGGCATCAGGCAGATCAATATGAAGTGTCTTTGTAAGTGGGTACCATGTGTTATGGGTGCTAAGATCTGTTTCATGCCAACTCCAGCTGACTGTATCCTGCCAAACAAGCTTTAACGATACTGGCATTTCCAGGTCTTTTGAAAATTCCAGATCGAGCGAATTAGATTCTCTTAATGCTGCAGTATTACCCGCTTCAAATGTCCAGCAAGCCTGTGTATAGATGGGAGTTACTCCATCTGCTTCAAAACCAAATTGGTATTGGCCAATATTCCCGGTAATTGTGTTCGGGGTTGGAGGAGTAGGAGGCGGTGAAGAGGAGGTTACAATACTGGCGCTTACAATGCCAAGCTCGTCGATTTTGGTGGTTATGCCCCAGAAGCAGTCAAGAACAAAATTGGCGTCGGTTACGCCGGCGGCGGCAAAACCGCCGTAGGTTTCGAGGGCCTGATTCAGAACAATGGTCAGTTTGTGTGCCGTTGAATCATAGCTAACGCCGGTTTTATAGGCGACTTGATTATTTACCGTATCCCACCAAATAAGTTTAAGATTTACATTATCTGTACCCGCTTCCGCATTGGTCGGCCACCACCGGTCGGTGCTGATACCCTGCCAGATAAGGGCAAGAGTTGGGGTATCCGTTTGTTCTTTGCTGAACACAATTTCAAGTTTTGCGCCGGCTGTTTGCGCGGCTGTCAAATCATCCACCGACAAATGCCACACTGCCTGTTTGAGATTGGGTGTTATGCCGTTTTCCGCGTAGCCCCAGTTGTAGCTGCCCATGCTTCCTGCGCATGGCGCGGGAGCGGCGATGATGTTGGCGCCCGAAATGGCAAGTTCGTCGACAGCGTATTTTTTGTCTTCATTGGGAGGAAGGAGTCCATTATGCCACCAGTAACCAATAATGAAATTGACATTGCTTGCGTCGGCAAAATGGGTGTCGTTAATGAGCGCTCCAAGATCGAGCCTTACTTTATTCTGCCAGGGAATCCATTCAACTCCCTCGGCCGGTTCCCATTGTTGGGTGATATCGCTCCACTTTCCAAGTTCAACTGAATCCTGCCACCACAAGTTGTGATCGGGGTCCTGCCACGCAAAACCAAGCACGGCGCTTTTTTCCGCAACATCGGTTCCTGTTGTAACAAACTCAAACTTGGCGCCGGCTTTTTTTGCTTCCGTAATGTTAGCCGACGATAACTCCCAAACCGCCTGCCGGTAGTCAACCGACATGCCGTCTTCCTGAAAACCGTAATGGAAGTCGGGCATATTTCCCGCAAACGCTTCCCGGGAAGTGTCTTTAAGGGCAATCTTAAAATCGCTGATGGTCGCCATTATCGCGCCGTCTTCAATGTCCGCGGGTATTGAACCGTTGTCTTTATTATTGACGCCGCCGGCCTCTGTGTATTTCATAACATTGGTAACCTGCAGAATAATTTCTTGGTAATCCAACAGGTTAACTGTCGAACCGACACCATACAAGTTTCCGGTAAAAGTGAAAAGGGTACCGGCGACGGCTTTTCCATTCGCTCTAAAGCCGGTAAGCCACTTCCAGTTGTCATTTTCGTCCAATCCCTGAACTTCAACTTCGATGTAATCCAAAGCCACGTCAGATGTTCCGCTTATCGTTATGGTGTAACGGTCAGGCGCATTTTTCTGCAAGGTGCTGACATTGGTGGGATAATCCCTGAGCAGGACGCTTTTGCCGGAACCCCAATGCTCGCCGCTTGAACCATCAGTGGGGTTTTCCCAACGGGTGGCCCGCAGGTAGACTTCGTCAAAAGTACGCGGGGTAAGCGTGTTTGATCCGCCAATGTCCTCGCCGGAAAAGGAAATTTGAGGCATTTCATCCCCAACGCCGGCGACGGAGTTCAAATTGCCGTCGTCGTCTACTACCGCGGTAAATTCTTCCTCCTCATTTGTTTCCAGTATTATTGTTTTGTCCGCGTTAACTTTTTTTACCCTGCCTGAAACGACCCGATCTTTACCGTCGCGCGCTTTAACCGTCATATCGAAACGGTCGTCTTCGGCGACGGCTCTGCCCGGATAAACGGCCCTGCTAAAGGATTTACTGGAGGCCGCGCCGCTGCCAACAGCCAATGAATAGCGGTTGCCCAGAACGTCCTTGCCTGCATAATTGCCGATTGAGGTAACGGGTGATGTCGGGGCTAAATCTTCTACGTTATTCACAGGATCGCCGCTGTCAACGGGAATTTTGCCTCCTGCGCCGGTAATTTTTTCCATTTTACCACCGGTAATGGTCACGCTAATGGTGGTTCCATCTTTATGTTCAAGCTCAAAACCGTCAGCGGTAACGGACTTAACGGTTCCCGTGCTTGTGCTTCCGGGAGGCGTTATGGTCAGCACATACGTGTCGCCTGCCAGCGGGACAAAGGCGGCTCTGCCGGGGGCTTTGGTGATTACCAGTTCGTATTTGGTGCCGCTGGCGTCATAACTGATATATGTTGCCGATGTCGGATCTTTGTCCGGACCGCCGCCGCCGCCGTCGCCACTGGGACAACCAAGCATGGTAAACCCGATTATCGCAGCCAGTGCGATAATTCCAAAAACCTTTAAAAATTCTTTCATAAATACTCTCCCTCTTCTTTACATATCTCAAGCTCCAACGGAGCTTTTTTCGTTATGGTTTGAGCTCGCCCATCATCGCGTCGAGAACATCCTTCCAAAACCCTGTTTTGGGTTTGCCGTTTGAGCGTTCCAGTATCTTAAAAACGTCGGCATCCCAATAAATAGGCGGAATGCTATTATCGTGCGCCGCTTTTGACATGGCTTTAACGTATTCAATATGCGTATCCTTTATTGTTTGATCCATGCTGCTGCGAAGATCGGTTGGCGCTCCCCATTCTCCCCAATAAACCGCAATGCCATTGTTAATAAAAGTGGTTTTGAGTTCCCCTGCTTCGTGAGTTAATGTATTTTTTTCAGTCTCAGTGCCCCAAGTGTGTATTAATGGCTGGGGGTCTGTTGTTCCCGCTACGGTATATTGCGATGGGGCGTAGAAGTGAACCGCGACAATCAATTTATTCTTGCCGTTTGCCCCGTCGTTGGGAAGTAATTTGCCCCTGCTGTGAGCCGCGACTACTATAGGAGGTTCGGTACTGCCCAAACCCGGAACCGCTACAAAACGCGCCGCGTTATTTCCTCCGGTGGCGCGTATCGCGCTCAAAGCCGCCTGATTCCAGTCGAAGAGTATGTCCTGCTCTTTTTCATAAACAGGGCCCGACCCATTACCCCAGTTGCCGTTATGGACTTCGTTCAGCGTTTCAAAAATAAGGTAATCGCCGTAGTTAATAAAGTAATTGGCTATCTGCGTCCACACTTTGGAAAGCTGGTTTTCAATTTCGGTTTTCTTCGCGGCATCATTAACCGCTTCCGGCATCTTGACGAATCCCCAGGTGGTTTGGTTGCCCGCGGTATTATTGCCGTCGTGGTGTATGTTGATAATAATCGCCTTAAAGCCGGCGGTTTTCGCGTAATTAACGACTTCGGCTACACGTTTCAGCCGCTCCTCGCTCACCGTGTAATCGGGAGCGGAGCCGATATGCCCAATCCAGGTTACCGGAATGCGCACAATATCAAAGCCGGATTCTTTAACGCCGTTGAACAAAGCTTGTGTAGCCACCGGGTTGCTCCATGCGGTTTCTTCTGCCGCCGAAGGCACGTTTACCGCGTCCAGCGTATTGCCCAAATTCCAGCCCGCTTTAATCCCGTTATCCGCAAAATACTGCAGTACTGTTTTACCCGACATTGCCTCGGGGCTTTCAGGGCGCGGATCGCCGCCGCCGCCACCGCCACCGTCGCCGCCTCCGCCTCCTCCGCCACCGTCGCCGCCACCACCGCCGGTATCGCAGGCGATGATTGAGAATGCGATTATCGCTACCAAGGCAAGAATCCCTGCTATGCTCCGCATAGCTTTAAGTTTAACGTTGTTTTTCATATGAACCCTCCTGAAACCTATATGAAGCCTCTACGAGGCATGTATCTTAAACGACCCGATCGACATATCCCTTGATATACGCCTTATCCGTTGGAGAAAGCGCCGCTATCTTTTCGTCTATACTCATGCGTTGAATTTTAAATAACGCTTCACCCTCTTTCATAGAATCACCCCCATAATTCTATAAGCGATATTGTATATTACCGAGAGAATAATGTCAATACTACCCTTTTGCTGTATCTCTTCCATCATTTTTGGGCGCATTCCCTGCACATTCCTCCAAATTCATCATTTTCAATACAGAAGCAATCATTGCACACCCACTTGCCGCAGAATGGGCAGAGGCAAAAATGGAAATGCGCTTCCAGATTTGCCTC